TCTTTCATTATCTACCCATTAGGTCTTTAGCAATATCTACACCTAGTTTAGCACCTGCTATTTGTTCTTGTGAAGCAATTCTTTTGCTTTCAAGTTCGTCCTTGGTGTTTGTTTCAGATATCTTAACACCTAATCTTGCCTGTTCGATCTGTGATTGCTGATCAAGTTTCTGCTGATCAAGCTGCGCTTTTGCCATAGCCTTCTGAGCTTCTAGCTGTAGCTTGGCCATCTCTGCTTCAGCTCGCTGCTGTACCTGTTGCTGTTTAATTTGCAGCTCTTGCATCTGAATCTGAATCAAAGGATCTTGCATCTGCTTTTCATTTTGTTGCATCTGCTGTTCTTTTGCTGCCTTTCCNGACAGCTGTGCTGCAGCAGGCGCTACCAAACGAGAGATTCGATACTCGATATCTTCTGGCATTGGTTGATCTGGTGCTGGCAATTCTACACCNAGCTGCTTCTCTATGTCTTGACGATACTTAAACGCTAAATGCTCTTGGACATGAGCCGATAAAGCCGCTTGAGCTTTTTGAGCGTTTGGACTCTTACCCATAACTTCCATAATGGTTGGATCTTGAATCATTGCCATGTGGGTTTGGATGTGAGCTTCATGATCTTGGTAGATAAACGCCTTAACCGGCTTGCCGTTAATGATATTCATGTTCTCACTAACCGGATCGGTAGGTCTCATGTCCTTATCTGTTGGAACTATCTCGTCAGCGTCTCGTATTCCAAGAACTTCTAACATTTGACGGTGTAATAGCGGTAAATCGTACATTTCTGGAGCCTGTGCCGCCAGTTGTAGCGCCGCTTGGTACTGCATAATACGCTGTGCCATCGTTCCAGCGTTAGGATCGCTTACAGGAATAATGTCAATGCGATTATCGAAGTCCTCAACCACTATTGGGTCGCCATCTTCCTCATATGGGTAGGCCTCTGGGCCATGATCCCGCACAATTCCTGTTAAAAGACGTAATTCTACCCGCATAGAGGCATGTAATCGGGCCTGAACAGCGCTCATAACCTTCATTGACCGCTCTAATATGGCTAATGTGGTACCAACTGGCGCTTCGCCGTTCATATCGGACGCTTTTACGTCTGCTGCAGATGCAAATCTGCGGCCTTCTTCGACAATATCGCCCATTAACTGGTATAAAACGTTACTTGGCTCTTTATATGGTAGAAATGCGATGTTATCTCGGATGGCTCCACCCGGTACATCGACATCACGGAACTCTCCGGGCATGATTGGGGTGTCATCACCCTTGATTCTAAGCCCTCTGGACTTTAATCCGCCCGGTAAGTTGGATAATGTACCCGCATCCACCAGCTGTCGGAGCAATGAGGTGGCTGATTTTGCTAAACCACCAATCATATGGATCAATCCAAACCCATAAAAACCTAGTCCGGGCATGTACTGATAGTGAACGAAGTGCTCTCGCTTGTTTTTTAGCGGGTCATCCTCATACCAGTTACGTCTAATCGATAGAATTGTTCGTGAACTTTGATCTATAGCTACTACATAGGGAAGATTGATGCCAGTAGGCTCTCCATCTTCCATGTCTTCAAAGCCCGGCAAGTCTAAATTAACATGCATCTCAAGGATTGAGTGCCGAGAATCATAGTCATAACTGGCCGAGTCACCCGTTAGCTCGTTGTATTTGCGCTCGATCTCATCAGTGTTAGGAGATGCCGCAGGTAATTCAATGTCTCGATAGAACCCAGACACCTGAAGTTTACGAATATCGTTGCTACTCTTCTTCATAACATGCGTTGCCCGCTCGCATGTTGTTAAATCCGATGCACCGTAGCTGACAACAAAGTCTTCAGCTGGGACAAACATACTACAAGGACGGCCCAAACTGGGATCAAAATACACTTTTCTAAAAGCACTGCCAGCTAATGGCAAAGAAAAGAGCATCTTTTCTGTCTCTGACCGATACTCTGTCATTTTTTCTGTAAGCAAGTAGTTTAAGTAGTTTTGAACTCGCTCTGCTTGCTTTGTTTTCTTTTCATCAATCTTGCCAACAATGGCCGTTTTAACCGGACCTCTGGCAGGAAAGATTTCCTGAATTGATTGAGACTGAAACTTTATAACAGATTCTGTTAGCAGGGGGTGAAATACACCACAAGCTCCGTCCCAAGGCTGGGTTCTGTCTTCGTTTTTTAAACCAAGAAGATCTAGCCCTTTAACATATGACCGCTCCCAGTCTGACCTGCTTTCTTTGTCCGCTCGGTACGAGCTAACCAGATCAAGGCAGATGCTTGTTAGATCTCTTTCGTCAATGAAATCTGCTAGGTTTGCGTTGTGATCTTCAGACAAATCAGACTCTAAGCTGTCTCCAAAATCAATAAGAACGCCGCCGTCTTCGGTCTCTATTGAAACCGCTTCGGGGTTAACAACTTCAATTTCTAAAGCTGATTCTTCTTGGTCTTGGATCTCTGTCCGCAAGGGACGGTCAATAGCCATTATCCGTTCCTAGTGAAGTTTTGCTTTCTTGCTGCGCCAGAGCCTCTAACAACTCCGCCTTTTGCCATTCCTTTTGACGACATCATCTTGCCGCCCTTGGCCATGCCTTTAGATCCCATTACCTTTCCGCCACGGAAATAACCTTTGGTTGTTGGAACCTTGCCGCCTTTGGCCATCTTGCCTTGACCGTCAGCTGCAAAGAATGGAACTTTTTTTCCATCCTTCTCTACCATCTTCATTTTTCCGCCAGCTTTATAACCCTTGGTCTTGCCGCCAGCCATATAGCCCTTACTCTTCATCTTCATTTGAATCTCCTGCATATAGATTATCAAAAACCTGATTTACATCTAATGTGTAATCTAGGTCTGACTTACTGTAATGAGTGTGTTGAGAAGGCCTAAAGTCTGGCGCTCCCTCTCCAGTTTCAAACCATGCTGGATGCGTAACCCTAACACGGTTGTTTGGAAGGGCAACAATATTTCCCGTCCAAGGGCCAGCATCAAGAAGCTCTAAAACATGGCTCTGCTTGTGTTGAGCTGGATCGTCTGCTATTTCGCTTTCTGTGTAATCTACCGTAAAGTAATACTTCGCTGGGTAGAAAGTTACCATCTATCTTAGCAAGCCAAGGGCACGGTGTCGCCCTATCAATTTTATAAACTGCGTGATGATGCGAGCTGCAATCCCAAGGCTGTGCTGCCCACACTGGCATTGGCTCTGGCCACTCATCAAACGGCGTGTCAGCTACCAGTGCCGTGATCGGCATTCTTGCCCACATAGCGCCGCCATGAACATTAGGCTCATCGCTGTCGTATGTTTCTGCCCCAGTAAATATTACCTGAAAGCTCAGGCATCTGTTCGGCATTGTCGTTACCGCAACCGCAATAGCATGGATAAACTCACCATGATACTTACTATGGTTGTGGGTGTATTCTTTTCTAACCCAGCATTTAAAATGCGGTATGTTACTTTGCAGATAAGCCATTATTAGTTGCCATAAAATTGTTTTTCCCATTCTGCATGTCGCTTGATGGGTTCTTTAAAGTAACGCATATGCCGAGCCATATAAATAATAAACTTGTTTACCATGTTTAATGGGAAAGGCAATGGCCGCATGTAATCCAAAAACAGGATAACACGATCACTATCTGTTGCGTTAACTGCGAAATGTTCGTATGTATCATCAAACACAACGCACTTACCTTCTTTCCATTTGTATTCTTTTTTGTTCACAACCAAAGTGCAACCGCTTCCGCCAATAGGTATGTCAATTCCCATGTGAACCCTTAGCACCCCGCACCACGGCCCTTCATGTGGCATCAGCATTTTTTTGGGGCCAAGCACTGAAAAGTACGCAGAAACCAAATTCTTGTCGGAGTTGATTATCTCCATTGTTTTTGGAAACTGATCGCAGTTTTTTTTAAAGTCTATTGTGCCAGCCCTAAGAAAAAACATCTTCCACTTGTCATCGTTAGAGATATATATCTGATCTGGGCTTATATTTTGAAATGGCGCGAAGTCACAAATCCTGTGCTGCATCAAATCAAACTCTGACTTTATAATCTGGTAGTTTTCTTCTAACTTTGCTGTAACAGAAAAATCTGAGTTATCAAAAAACTCTTGATCACCTACCTTGCTGAACCTTCTAAATATCGGCCTAAAAAATTTTTCAATAACCCAGCCGTTAACTTCAACCATTAGTAATATTCTACTTTTTGCCCGTAAAACGGTTCTTCTTCTTCAT